AATGGAATTATACCAACTGATAAAGCTTCTGGGTATCTTGAAGTAGTTGCAGTTGGGTCTTTCCAATTAAAACATAATGTTGTTCTTGATGGTTCTATCATAGGAAATAATTTTTTCCAATCTTTTATCCACTTTGATTGTCTAATAACTCCACTAGGAAAACCTCCAATCATTATTGATGATATGTCTTTATCTTTATAAATCTTTCTTATGGTATTTTCTCTTTCGTTTTTTTCACTTGGTTTCATCTTACCCCAATAACCAAAATCAATAGTTTTTTCACTAAGAAAAAGTATTTTCTTCTGTAAGTTTTGTATGAAATGATATTTCATTCCGTGTATGTTTCCAGAAAAATCTATTTCATCTATTATGTGAAATGACTTTAAATTAACACCTTTCAATGTTTCATTACGATACAATTCTTCAGTATCACCTCTATCACTTCTAAATAATATTACGATTTTATTTTCAAAGAATGGTCTTATATTTTTCATATGAACCTCTGACTTTGCAAGGTCTTTTGGGTTCATTTGTAATTCACCGTGATATCTAAACTCTGAATCAGATGGTATTACAATCACATCTGCCCAATCAATAGTTTCTGGTGTTCTTTGGGGTCTTCCATCACCAAATGAAACATTATAAGTTTTAAAATTATGTTGTGAATTATCATTCATCCATTTAACATAATTTTCAAAAAAACTATCTAAAACAGTTTCTAGTGGGCCTGTGTATGTCACATTACTTCTGATTCGTGCAATAGTTATATTCATTTTCCAACATTCCAAAATAAAGCATTAGGTTTAGCATATTCTTTCATCACCGACCAAGCTTTAGCATCGTAAGTAAGAACACTTGGAAATGGTGGTCTTTCATTTTCTTTTACTTCATCTGTAAACTTGTATTTTGATTTATATAGTTTTGCACGACCTATCTCTCTTTCACTCATCTTATGACCCACAGAAACAACATTAACATCAAGATGTGGAAAAGCACTCTGTAATCCTCTTGTTAATGTACCACTACTACCAACAGACCAAATCTCACTTATATCTAAATCAATAGTT